CGAGTCCAATGCGCCCAATGCAAGTTGTGTGGTGGCAATAGTGTTAAAGGTAAATCAGTAGCTATTGTGGCTCATGGTACGTCTAAACGGAAAGCAAAAGAGTTAGTAGAATGAAAACATATAAATCAATTTATGAGACTCCATATTTAGCAGGAGTCGGTATACGTAAACGTTGGGATGAATCAGACGTTATAGCAGAATATGACTCAAACCTAAATCTAACATTGCAACAATTATCTATAATGTCTGGGTGGAATATCAAAGAATTAAAAGAGTTGTTAATGTCTTAATACTTTCATAGTTGACTCCCTTAACTTGGCGGCTATTCGTAGCCGTCTTTTTTTGTTGCCTAGTCAATATCTTATCGAGTGTTATAATATAACATATCACTTTTGTTTACTCTTTTGTGATCACGAAATGATTCGCCTGAGTCCTGCCGATTCGCTCTCCGTGTCAAGTAAAAACATTTGTCAAGCCCTAAATTTAATCTTATGTGTTGTAATTTTGCAACATGGTTAACCTTGTGACATTTTTGCAACAGTTTGGAATAAATTTAGCCCAAATCAAAAATAATGCTTGACTTTAGGTGGGACCCTCCGTATAATACGCAAAGTGATTCGGTGGGGGCGTAACCACCCATATGTCCAAAATAAAAAATTTGGTAACGATTCGTACCTGTGTGTCAACAAAAAAGATTCGTTAAAAAACAGCAGTTTATAAAAAAAATAAAATTTGTGTGTTACAAACAACAAAAAATGTTGATATATATAAGTAGAGATACATACTTAAGTATAATACTTAAGTTTTAAAACTTATAAATATATATACATATAGATTATAAACTTATAAATAATAATTCGTAAGTATAATACTTAAGTATACAGAAAGTTTTCTTTGTTGATCTCATTCAACCAGAACAAACTGTACCAATAGCTCACTTGACAGAGTAAAGTTCTGCCGATGAGTGGGATCAACCAATCAAACTACGTGAAGAATATGGACAAGAAACCACCACTTCCTTATAGTGAACTTGTTGCTAAGAAGATAAAGGATGGCATCCGTAATGGTGTGTCTGTAAAAGACATCATGGGATCTATTCAGAAATATCAATATGCTCCTAGTTCTACTGCTACGTTGTATAAAATATATGGAGAGTTGATTGCTGAAACTCGTGCTGATGTTGTTGGACAAGTCGGCTCTGTTATTGTGCAGCAAGCTCTAGATGGTGATTTCAAAGCTGCAGAGTTTTACCTACGCTCTAAAGGTGGTTGGTCCCCTACACAAACTATCAATGAAGTTGAGCAATCAGAAGACCCCGATACTGATGAAGGTGCTATCGACACTTTAATGATGTTGTTAGGCAAGAATGAACCCGATGAAGATAACAGCAACTGACCTTAGAGAAATACCACCTGAGAAACTCAAGGAAGTTTTAGAACAACTAGGCCCAAAGAAAACAGAAGAACTCCAACACACATGGGAGTTTTGGGCTAGACCAGAGCAACTAGAACCAACAGGTGATTGGAATATCTGGATTGCTCTTGCAGGTCGAGGTTGGGGAAAGACTAGAGCAGGTGTTGAATGGGTAAGACACCAGATCAAAAGTGGTAAGAAACGTATTGCTGCTGTTGCTCCTACTAACTCCGATATTCGTAGAGTTATGGTTGAAGGGGAATCAGGGTTTCTGAATGTTTGTTGGAAGGGCGATAAGACCTATCGTGGCGGTAAGTTGGGATACCCAAACTGGTCACCGACAAACAGGACACTCACATGGGAGAACGGAGCGAAAGTCGAGTTCTACTCAGCCGAAGACCCAGAGCGATTACGTGGACCTCAGTTTCACGCAGCATGGGCAGACGAAGTTGCAGCATGGCGTAACCAACAAGATGTATGGGACATGCTACAGTTTACCTTACGACTTGGACGCAAACCAAGAGTGATGGTAACAACCACCCCGAAGCCCACTAAGTTGATGAGGGCTTTGATAGCCTCACCTCAGAGCCACATTACTCGTGGTTCTACATTCGATAACATAGACAACCTTGCCAAACCTTTCCTTGAAACCATTAAAAAAGAATACGAAGGAACAAGACTTGGTAATCAGGAACTCTATGCAGAGATGTTGGAAGAGGCTGATGGAGCTTTATGGACAACCGAAATCCTTGACGGATGCACAGTCGAACAAAAAGACATCCCCGAACTAAATAGAATTGTTGTTTCAATAGATCCTGCTGTTACGTCTAAGACGGAATCCGATATGACAGGGCTTATTGTTGCAGGTATAGATGTAAATGGAATTGGCTATGTTCTCGAAGATGCGACAGATCGGTACAGTCCTGCTGAGTGGGCTGCAAAAGCTATATCATTATATCAAGAATATAGTGCTGATCGTATTGTTGCAGAACGCAATCAAGGCGGTGATATGGTTCGCAGAACTCTTGAAGCAGAAGATGAAGCAGTTCCTATTAGGCTTGTACACGCCTCTAGAGGAAAAATGGCTAGGGCTGAACCTATATCTGCGCTCTATGAGAGAGGCAAAGTTAAACATGCTAAAGGGTTGGACGAACTGGAAACGCAAATGAGAACTTGGGAGCCATTAGGCTCTATGGGTTCCCCAGATCGACTAGACGCTTGTGTTTGGGCCTTAACTGACCTTATGTTGAATGGCGTTACGAACCCTACACTTCGCCTTTCCTATTCAAATGCTAAAGGTCTTAGCCAGATACACTTAGGATAAACGATGAAGAATTTAAGTGAAGGACTAGGCAAGATTGAACTTGGACAGGCAGGTACGCACACTCGCCAAGGAACAATCCGTGCTGATGAGTTTTTACAAGACCTAAAAGGTAAAAGGGCTATCCGTAAGTTTCGTGAGATGCGAGACAACGATAGCACAATTGGCGCAATCATGTACGCCACAGAACAGGTTCTTAGAGATGTTGATTTCTATGTTGAACCTGCAAACGATACAGAAGAAGCAAAGCGTGAAGCTGAGTTTGTAAAATCTGTACTAGAAGACATGGAGCATACTGTTGATGATCACATCTCAGAAGCTCTATCGCACTTGACATTTGGTTTCTCATTATTTGAGGTTGTGTATAAAAGACGCCTTGGACCAGATAACAGAAGTGCAAAGAAGTACAGTAAGCACTCTGACGGAAGAATTGGTGTCCGTAAGTTAGCGTCTAGGGCGCAATGGACAGTAGAACGGTTCGAGGTGGATAAGACAACAGGAGATGTCCTAGGTGTCCATCAAGAACAAAACTACGGAACTAGAACGCTTTTCATTCCGTCTACGAAATTACTACACTACAAGACAACGAACACGAACAACGACCCATCTGGACGTTCTATCCTGCGTAATGCATACTCTGCTTACCAATATCTTAAAAACCTCCAGAATATCGAAGCAATAGCCGTTGAACGTGAGTTACACGGTGTCCCGATTGGCAGAATCGCTGCAGAATACCTGAGTCCTGACGCAACAGCAGATCAAGCCTCTGTTAGATCACAAATGGAGAAGATTCTACGTGATCTTAAGTTCAATGAGCAAGGTTATGCCTTGTTGCCCTCAGATGTCTACCGTGATGCTGAAGGAAAGCCTACAAATCAGCGTATTGTTGATGTTGAGCTTATTGCTTCTAACGGATCTCGAAATATTGACATAAATCCCATCATAAGTCGCTATCAACACGATATTGCACGTAGTGTTATGGCTGAATTTCTTATGTTAGGGGCAGGAGCCAACGGTTCTTACGCTCTAAGCAAGTCAAAAACCGATTTATTCCTACGATCTATGGAATCTTACATAAATTCGATCTTTGATGTGCTAAATAAACAGCTTGTTGAGCGAATTTGGCAAATGAATGGCCTAAATTTCGATTTAATGCCTAAAATTTGTGCAGGAGACGTTGCTCCGCATGATTTACGTGAACTTGGTAGCTATCTACGCAATTTGAACGGTGCAAACATAGATTTAAGCGACCAAGAAGACATAGTTAACGCTCTGTTGGCTAACGCAGAGCTTCCACCAAAGAAAGTAGCGGAAAATGGCTAGTTTAGCAGACAGAGTATTCGACAATGGGCTTACAGTACTAGATACTGAGGCAAATCGCATAGATATTACCTCTCAGGAGGCTACAACCTACACTGAAGCGACTAGTACACATACTTTCGGTAAGTCTACGTGACTTTCCATCGCTTCCCCCTCTGATCGCAGTGGTGGAGGAAGAGAGGTAATTGTG